ATCTCTGGCAGTCCCTGCTGTCTGCTGTTTGGCCCTCTCCCTTTGTAGTCCTGAGCGGTTTGGGTTGGAAACATCTTCACTGCTGCCGCTAAATCCGGTGACTTTCGTTTCCTCTCCGATGGGCAATCTCCACGAACGGAGGAAGCTTTTGGAGTAGGCCATAGCTTCACAGCATCTGCCAGATTCAGGCTGTGGCGGCTTCCCTCTTTCTGTTGGCTTGACCTCATCTGTCCTGTAAAACTGTCCGATGCGGTCGGCGTAGGCCACGATTGCGGTCCTGTATCGCTGGTGTGGGGCATTGACACCTGCAGCTGGTATAAGAAATGTCCGTGTGGTGTATCCTTGGCCCTCCAGGTCAGATAGCACCTTGTCGAGTGCCATATTGATGATTCCAGCAACATTTTCTCCAACAACCCAAGTGGGCCGCAGTTCTGCGATAACCCTAACCATTTCCGGCCAGAGGTAACGGTCATCTTCCTCGCCTCGCTGCTTCCCGGCTGTGGAAAATGGCTGGCAGGGGAATCCTCCTGAAATAATGTCAACTGTCCGCAAACCTGTACGCTCATAAAAATCCGCTCCCGTTAATGTCCTTATATCCCTCCAGCGTGGCACATCCGGCCAATGCCGCTCCAGTATCTTCGTGGGGTAATCCGCATACTCGCACTGCCCCACGCTAGAAAATCCTGCCCATTCCGCTGCCAGATCCAGGCCCCCAATCCCGCTGAACAGGGACAGGTGGGTAAGCTGCCGTCCTGGGGCAATGTCCTCTATCTCCATCTGACCATCACATTCGTAATGGTCAAACACCTCTAATCCCATGGTCTCGTTCCTCCGTTAAACCGGCATCTTGGTGTGTGGCTGCTCTGCCAGCAGTTCCCCCACAGCCTTTGCAAATTCCCGTTTGAGGGCCGGGATATTATCAATCAGCTCCCCATTGGTCACCTTCCGCTTAATGCCTTTTTCCTTCCGGTATCCATCTGCATATGCCTGGAAATCTATCCTGTTCTTCCGCATCCTGGCAGCAACTGTGGTGTATGTATTACACCCAAAGTTCGACTTATCGCCCCTTGCCACAATAAGCGGCTGTATGATTTCCTGACGTGTCTTTCCTATCTCTGCCTCCTGGGCCATCCGGCGCCGCTCCATCTCCTTGCGGCTGTCCTCCTCCAGGTTGGAGAGGATAGGTTCAAACAATGACCTCAGTTTTTCATCTTCGGATATCACCTCCAGGCATGAGGCTTTCTCAGCACCCGTAGCATATTTATAATCCTTAATGGCCTGCGCTGACACAAAACCATATACGTCACGCATTTTCAAATATACCCGGTGCAGAACATTGTTAAAATCAGAATACAGTTCCGGGTAGTTCTTTACCATCTTATCCACCCTGCGGCGCATCTCAAGCTTCCAGGCGTAGGCTTCCGTTATGGTTTCCTCTTTTTTCGGCTTCTCGTCCCCTCCTTCCAGAAGCTTAATAATACGCTCCTGGTTATTCTGGATTGCCCGGAACTTGGCATCCATTACAGTTATGATATCAGCCCTTAACGTGGCTAAATGCTGGTCTATATAGGTCCTGTCCAAAAACAGTGCGCTCCTTCCATTCGGTTTTCCCATAAATCAATCATCTCCCTCTCATGCCTTCTATGAGCGCCTTCCGGTTCTGCTCTGCTATCAGTTCCCTGACTGACTCCTCAGGGAATGGTAGCTGGAATGTGCGCTCCTTAATTCTGTTCGTTATCCTGTCATCGTATTTCAGGTCCTGCAGACTCAGGTTACTGGTATACATCGTAATCAGTTTGTCCTGATAACGGCTGTTTATGATGCTGTAGAACCGCTCTCCTATCCAATCCTTCGGCAACTCCGTGCCGAAATCATCTATCACCAGCACCTGTGCCGTGGACAAGGCCCTTAATAGGTCGCTTTCACTCCGTCCCTTATCATCCCATGTGGCCTTAATCTCATTGACAATCTGCATGGACCCGGCGAATTTCACTTGCATCCGATATGTGCTTACCATCTCATTCGCGATGCTGGCCACCATCCGCGTCTTGCCTGACCCCTTGGTCCCGGAATACAGGTACAGTCCCATTCCGTTGCCTTTCATTTCATCCAGGTTATCCAGATAGTATTTAATGGCTGCCCCGGTATTCCTGATTACCTTCCGGCTCTCATCCTTCCGGTATACCCCCAGGTCGAAGGAACGGATATCAAGGTTTCTAAATGCCTCAGGTATATTGGCAAATTCCAGTTTCCTGTCCGCAATCTGTCGTTCCACCAGACCACAGTCACATCTATATCCGCTTTCCCGGCCTTCGTCATCAAACCAGTATATCCAGCCAGTGCCGTGGCATTTGGGGCAGACATCAGAAGCCATCAAACCCTTCCCCGGCTCCTTCGAGGTAGTCATCGTTGTATGTCTGCGTTCCTTCTGTATCCGGCTGAGCATTTCCTGCAATGGGTCCATCACTTCTACCTCCTGTGTAATTTGCATCCAAGTAATCCACATATCCGCTGTTGAAGAATGTGCTTCCGTTTTGCGGTTTCCTCCATGCAGCATCACGCTTAAGGTCGGACTTATACCGCTCAATACACCGTATCAACTCTTCCTCCCCCACTTTTAGGAGTTTCTGCTTCTGGGTATCAGATACCTGCCCTTTCCCCTTCTTGCACGGATACAGTTTCCATAGGGTTTCAAACAAGGCAGATGACTGCTGTTTCCTGTCATCGGATGCACAATATATATTATCTTCTTTCTTTATTTCCTTCTTTCTTTCTTCTATTGTTGTCGTTCGTTTGTCGTTAGCTTGTCGATTGCCTGTCACCTGGGTGTCATCCTGCCTGTCATCCGATTGGTACAAATCATAGTTTTTTATTGTAAATAAGCTATATTTGTTTGTCGCTTTGCTTGTCACTTCGCCTGTCGATTTTAGATGGGAAATCCCGGTCCTAATTTCCCTTTCTGTAAGCCCTGTTTCATATGCAAGGTTCTTGATGGATGACACAAAGGAACCACGTGGGACCGTTGTACCCATGAACTTCCCATCCTTCCAGTTGGCTTTCAGGAGCATATGGATGAACAGGACTTTTGTGTTTATATCCTGGTACCATCCCCATTCCAGAAACTTGCGAAACAGCTTTATATGTCCATCCATATATGTCCCCCCTTAAAGTTCCTCTATCTCCACTTCTATGCGTGGTACACCAGCGGTATATCCAAACTCATGGGTGGTGTTCTTCATATGGGATGGGTCATCATCACCCAATACCCCGCACTTTACCAGGGCATCCTCAATCACTTTATCCGCAAAAGAGAATACATTCATGACGTCACGTTTCTGTCCCTTATCAGGCTCATAGAAATGGTAATGCAGGATGACAGGCTTCACTGCCTTATATCGTTTCAAATCCCTCCTAATTGCGTTGCTGGCCACCATCATATAATCCCGTTTCAGGCGCCCTCCTGCATGTGGGTTCCTCCCAAGTTCTGCTATGTACTCATTCAGGCCCGGGAATGTCCGGTCCTTATAATAAGTCCCTGATATAATGAATTTCATAAATAGCTCTCCCCATATCTGATGCGGAAGTCCTCACGGCTCCCAATGTATGCCTCATAGGCAAGCTGTCCCATCATCTTTGACATCTTCTCGGCCTTTGGGTTCCCATGGATTTTCTCAGTATTCCTCCCAAGCGTATGACAGTCTGCGCAGCATGGGACTATCAATCCATCTTCATCCGCTAATTTCCTACGTCCATTCCCGTAAACCAGATGATGTTCTATATTCGTTGGCCTACCACAAAAAATACAGATATTATTATATTCCGTCACAATCCCTGGCACTTTACACCTCCGTCATGAGCTCGGAATAATGGATGGGGTGTGTGAGCACCTTTGTATGCTTACAATAATCGCACATCTCACATCGCAAAGGTTCAAACTCACCATCCTTTAACGCCATGATTTTTGCAACATTGCCCTGCACTTCAATTAGTTTTTCCTGCAGGTGTGCATCATCAATTCCAATGATTTCTATATCAGGCTCTTTTTCCTTACTTGCCACGGCAATAAAGAACGGCAATGTCCTGCCTGTATTCTGGCGGACAATTTCCTGATACACGGCACCTTGGATGTCATAACCCCAATACTGCACAAAATCCATGTATCCTACATCACGCACCCAGAATGTATCCCGGATGGATTTCATCACCTTAAGGTCAACAATGCATACCTCTGGAACATAACTGTCAAGCTTAACCTTCCAAAGCGCACCGCCAATCTCCCCAGTCATAATGACCTGTTTTTGGCCTTCCATGTATTTCATGAAGTACTCATCCCGCTCTATCCGATTGATAATAGTCTCGGCTTGTCGGTATTCAGCCTTTAAAGCTCCCTGTTTTGTGAATATTTCTGGATTCTGTGCCTTAAAAAGATTCAGCGTCCCTTCAAAATGTGCATCTACATATGAGCCAACTAAAAGTGCCGTGGTCTCATCCATCTCCCACTCTCCGCGCAGTTTCGCCAGCGCCTGGGCCTCGCATGGGATTTTCCCCATACTACCACAGAAATCTTTATACTGACTGACCGACATATATGTACGGTTAGCCTCCTGACTGTAATAATTCTCAGCTGTTAAAATCATTTGAAACGCTCCTCTCCTTCTGGCGGATAAAATGGGTCTGTTATAGCCGGTGCGTCTTCTTTCACAATGTCACCAACCTCGCCCTCCACATGGCACCCCATCAGCGCATTGGGTATATGTATCCTGGCAAAAAACGCAGCTGCGCGGTATGCTAACATATTTTCAGGCATCGTCTGCCACTTTGAGGTTTCATTCCCATACTTATCTTTCTTGCTGTACCATCCCTCGTCTTTTGCCATCTTGATTGTTACTTCTGGCCCGTCTACCCGTTCATTATCCTTAATCCGGGTGGCAGTCACATAGCATCCCCGTCCATCCGTCCCCTTATCACCAAAGTATATGTGATGGGCATCCCTGAATTCAGGGCTTGCTTTAATCATTGACATACATGCCTGCCCGCTCCAGGACGGTTTCCCTTTGACAACATACAGGTTCTGCATGACCATCATTGGGCTCACTCCCATCCGGTTAGCCATATCAACAGCTATAGTGCAGTCCATAGGCTTTCCCTGGTATGCCTGCGGCACCAGTGTGGATGCCGCAAACATTTTTCCTATATTAAAAAGTTGTTTAAAACTATCGGAATTTGAAAACACGTCCACAGACACTGATGCAGCCTGCTGGTTTAATGTTAATTCGTCCATAAATACCTCCTACAATTCCACTACCGTTAAATCCGGGTCATCTGTTGTGCGGGTTGCGATAAACTGCAGTCCCTTATCCTTGCACTTGCGATACAGTTCATTCCTCATGTCGGTCGACAGTTTCTCCACCCCGTCAATCAGGATGATTTGCAGTCCGTTCGGCTTCTGTATCGCCACATCAATGCATAAATCCAGCTTCTCCCCATCCGACAGGTTACTGATAGGAAGCCCATGGATTAGCGGGATGCCCTCCTTCACGGTAAGTCCATCAATCGGTATCCTGGCTTCCTGGAGGATTTCTCCCGGGAGGCTCCGGGCCTTCTCAATCCTCTCCGTAAGGTTCCTTGATTCTTCTGACAGCTTCGCCACCTCTCTCTGGAGGGATACCATGCGGTAGTATTCATTTAGGTGACCTTTCATCTCCTCGGCATGCTCTGCCTTTTCCATCAGCTCCGTAGTGCTCTGTGGTTCCTTTGTTGCATACTCCTCGTACTGCGACAATTCCGCATCATATTTTGATACATTGGCTTTATATGTCTGCTCGGCCACATTAATCTTGTCCTGCTTCTTTTCCCCAAGACCGGACAGCTCCTTCTTACAGGAACGTATCTGTTCTTCCAGTGATGCAATCTGCTCCTTGAGCCCAGTCTCTCGCCGGGCAAACTCCTTCTCGATGGCCGATATCTCGATTTCCCTGTCAGCCTCATAAGCCCTAAGTTTGTTACTCCTGTTCTCCAGCATCCGTTTCGCCTTGTCTATGGTCTCATTATTCTTACGGATTTTCTCAATCTCCCGGTAGAGCTCACCGACATTCTCACGCTCCCAACGGTCTGCCTCATACCCTGCCGGAATGGAATCAGCAATGTCCTCGATGAATGCCCTCTTATTCCTTATGTCCCGGTTAATATCCTGCCGGTGCTGGAAGTACCATCCATTCTCCGCCTGGATGTCGTTGAGTACCTGGAGTATGTTCTGGTCATAGGAAACCCAGTCGGGTATCTCACCAAACCATTCTCGTATCTTGTTCATGTCCCATGGGTACTCAATCATGTCCAGGATAATGGCGTTCTGTTGCTTCCTATCCATCTCCATGAATTCAACCGGAGAAAGCTGTAGTGGGGTGAAGATGTCCCGCAGGAAGGTCTCTGGGCTGCCTACCTCATGGCCGTCTTTCTTCACGCTCTTATAATCTGCCTGCGCGGTACGGGCCTTACGGTTAATCCGTATACCATCGTCAGTCTCAATGAGTATTTCACCCTCAGTTTCTCCGTCCCTTACTATGTAGTCACGGCCAGATTTGTTCGTGAGCCCGTACCGAATTGCGTCAATGACAGATGTCTTTCCTGCTCCATTCCTTCCATCAAGCTCCACACTTTTTCCGTTGGCCTCGTACTCTTTTATCCCGAAAAGGTTCTTAATCCTGATTTTTGATACCCTCATGCTTGCATTTCCTCCACTTTCTGTGCTATATTATTGATAGTATTATTTTTCATCTGGCCGACCGGAGTTCGCACCTCCCTCGGCCTTTTCCTTGCCTTCCCTGTTCCCCATCCATATGGATTAAGCCCCAGGGCTGCTGCCGCACGGTTTGTCCCGTTCTTTCGTCTGCTCACCATAATCACCTCCTTCCTATATTGATATGTGCCCGGTCCAGGTAAGGACCAGGAGCGTAACCGTCACTGCCAGCATGACCGCCAGGGCCAATCCGCAGTGCTCTGATTCCCTCCGGCACCGCCGCTCCTCATCCAAGCTTCCGGCCAGCCAGATATTGGCCTGGGTCAGTTCTGGGCTAAGGTCACGGATGCGCCGGGATGGGTCCGTTGTGAGGGGCATGTATTGGATATCTGCTCTGCTCATTTGGTTTCACCTCCATCCTATCAACTAACATCTAAAACATCCTCCTGCGGTAACTTTGGCTCTCCATCTGATAGATATACCTTGATACCCATATTCCATAGTTCCTGTATGGAAAATTCTTCCGGGCGCTTCTTCCGCTGCGAAAATGTCCACGGTGATACCCCAGCTTTCTGCGCCATTTCTTCATCACCAAATCCATCCAATGTCTTGCGACTGTTTATGCAGGCCATTATCCTTCGGCGTTTCATGGTAATTTCAAGTGGTTTTGTCTTTGGCATCATCATCCCCCTCCTTCGTAGTGCTTTTCTTAGTGGCTTCATTATCCGAAAAATACTCTACAGGAACGTCAAAATATTTTGCAAGAATTAGCAGTTTTTCAAACTTTGGTTTACTGCGTCCTGCTTTCCAATATGAAAAAATATTTTCTGCAATTCCTGTATCTTTAGACACTCTATAAGCTGTTTTTCCTGTTTTAGCCAACAAAGCTGAAAACTTCTCATACAACATCCATCACCTCCTAACGCGTAAAATTTCTTATTGCAAATACTTCACATATGTGATATACTTCAATTACCAGTCAAAGCATCACACTTTTAACGCATCACAATTTGGTTTTATTTTCATTCCTTACTACCATTTAGTGAAGCATGGTTATACTATACCACCATGCTGTGTAGTAGTCAACTCTTTTTACTACCATTTTGTGAAATATTCATTTTTTGTAAAAGTAGCACAAAAAATGTACGAAATTTTTGAGTATTTACTACAAAAGCATGGAATTACCACTTATCAGGTAGCAAAAGCAACCGGAATAAGCCAATCTACTTTCAGCAATTGGAAGAGCAGAAGAAACTTATTAAGCCCTGATAAAGCAAGGCTGATAGCTGATTATTTTGGTGTGACATTAGACTATCTAATGACCGGAAAAAAAGAAACAAGTGATAACGATGTTATTTTGTCCTCCAAAGATGAAAGAGATATCACAAATGACTTGCGAAAAATGATGGCAAATATCCGAAATGATAAAGATGGCCCTCTATATTACAATGGTGAAGAAATCGATGAGACTTCTTTGATACTGCTTGAAAATGCCTTAGAACATGCCATGAGAGAAACTAAAAAAATTAATAAACAGCGCTTTGGTCGCAGAAAGGACCCCAAATAGGTGGTTTTGGTTGAATAGACGTATCAAGCGTATTGTGGCTTATTACAAAAAAAAGCTTGGAACCAATAATCCTCTAAAAATAGCGCAGTATCTTAAAATACAGGTGTATTTTTGTCCATTAGGAAATATTGCAGGAAACTATGTATATATACGCCGTGTCAAATGGATATTTGTCAATTCGGATATAGGGGATGATGTTTTTAGACAAATAGTGCTGGCACATGAATTAGGACATGCCATTCTACACCCAAAGGAAAATTGTGCCTTTATGGCTCATCACACGCTATTGCTGACCAGCCGTATTGAACGCCAAGCAAATATGTTTGCCGCTCATTTACTTATTAGTGATGATTTATTAAAAGACTTTTCAGATTTTACCCATAGTCAATTTTGCGACTGCACGGGATACCCAGAAGAATTATTGAATTTACGACTTATAGAACAATAAAAGCTCCTGCGCTACCAACGCAGAAGCTTTCACATAGATACTATTGCCTGATTGAGTCAATGCAATAATATAGGCCTCGCAAACCTACAAGTATTATACCATTTGACTCCTAATATGGCAATGGGTGTATTTTTATTACTCATTTTTAGGAGGTATACTATGGCAGAAGCAAAACAACTCCCATCCGGATCCTGGCGCGCCTTGGTTTATACACACAGTGAACAGGTTTACGATGAGGACGGGCGTCCATCCCGCTATGATAATGGGAGACTAAAAAAGAAGAAAGTATACGAATCTTTCACCAGTACCCTGCCTGGGAAAAAGGGGAAAAAAGAAGCCGAGAGAATGGCAAGTATTTTTGAGGCTGAAATGGAACGTAAAAGCCGTCCAGAAAACTGTACGGTTTCTGAGGCCATTGATAAATATATTGCTTCCTGTGATGCGCTGTTGTCTCCCACCACTATCCAGGGTTATAGGAAGATGCAGCGTAATGGATTTAAAGGCATCATGAATATGAGATTAAAAGACCTTACCACTGAACGCCTGCAGGAGGCTGTAAACGAAGAATCAAAGCGTACATCAAAGCGGAACAAGACCAACCCTAAACCGGTATCCGCAAAAACTGTCATCAATGAGTATGGATTATTAACCGCCGTATTTCAAAAATATAATAAATCATTAGACTGCTCCGTACGGCTTCCCAAAAAGGATGAGGTAATCAAAGAACTCCCACCGCCGGAAGTTATATACAATATCGTAAAGGATACCAAGATAGAGCTTCCTGTTATGTTGGCAATGTGGCTCAGCTTTTCAATGTCAGAAATTAGGGGACTCACAAAATCAAAATCTGTAGATGGGGATTATCTTACTATCCGTGAAGTAGTTGTTGATGTGGATGGAAAACCAGTACGGAAAGGGCAGGCAAAACAGTCTACACGAATCAGGCGTCATGAAATGCCTCCTTATATAAGGGAGTTAATCAGCAAGGTAGATACTGACCAGCTTGTTACATTGAGCGGACATGCAATATATTGCAGGTTCGTCAGGCTAATGCAAAAAAACGGGTTGCCACATATGGCATTCCATGACCTACGCCATATTAATGCATCCGTCATGGCCCTGCTCCAGATTCCAGATAAATATGCACAGGAGCGCGGCGGTTGGAAAACAGATTACACCATGAAGAAAGTCTATACCCATACGTTTAGTCAAGGAAGAATAGATGCTGACAATAAAATGAATGACTTCTTTGAACGGTCATTAAATCTTGATATGGAAAACACCACTCCTATCTGTATAGGTAAAATGTCCGATACCAACTATATGTTCATTGTTAATGGTATACAGCGTGTTGCTAAAGTAGGGGATAGGGTACAGATAAAATATGAGAAAAACAAAAACATTGTCAAAGCCAGGGGCTGTCTAACCAGTGTGAACCTGGATGAGATGATGATTGGAAACAGAACGTTCGCAATGCATAGCGTAAGGGATTTCATCAGTCTGCCATAAGGCCCCTTATTTACAAGGTTTTCATCCTGATTTCGTGTTGTGGTTCGTGTTGTGTCATGCCTTAAAAATGCACATTTTTCGTTAGTTTTGTCACGTCATTGATGTGATTGAATAAATGCAGGAAGCACGTATTTACAATGTTTCTGCAAATACGTGCTTCCTGAAAAGTGGAGCTGAGGGGAATCGAACCCCTGTCCGAAAACCAATTCCCTGTTCTTCTACTATCATAGTCCTTTATTTGACATTCCCTCTGCCATCAGGGAAAGGACACCCGGATGGTTTCAGTAGCTTCATCATACGCCCATATGCTCAAAGCTTTGCATAAGTCGTTTCCCACATAGTCGATGCCAGGGTCTTAAAGTGCGGGTGCTCTAAGTCTGACAGCTGCCATTAGGCAGCGATAGCTAATTCGTCGTTAGCGTTTATATTTATTTTTGCCATTTAACCCATCGCATGGGGATAGCTTCACCAGCTGCATGACCCCCGTCGAAACCAGTACAACCCCTGAATAATCAGTGTTCCATGTGTCTGGTATGCTAACGAATCCTGCACTTTCTACATAATAGCAGTTTCCTTGGCCGTTGTCAAGGGCTGAGTTTGGAATAATCATATACTCCTGATTCAGCAAAAAAATAATAATTTCCTGTTTCCCCAAAGAACTTGTCATAAAATGCACCTGTAAATAATAAGCAGACCCACTTTGTGCCCGCTAATTCCTGTTCCAGCCGGTTTTTCCCGGACTCAGGGGCATTTTCCGCCATCCACCATAACAGCTCCTTCTGAAACGGTTCCGCATCTTTATCCTTAATATGGAACCGGCGGTTTTTAAGCCCGAAATAGTCATCTATCCAATAATCGCGCAGCGCTGTAATCCACTCAGCATCCGGCATCCGCCCCACCACCAGCTGGTCCGGTGATGTCCGCTCCTGCTCACTGCATATCCAGTCATTCTGGTAGTACAGATTCAGAATGAAAAGCAC